TGAAGATTTACAACATTTAATTTTAATTTATTTATCTTCTATGAAAAAAGAAATTTTATTAAATAAAGATAAATTCAGAAAACGCGTATATTTAGATTTTGGCTACACAAATAGTGATTTTAAAGGAGATAAATTAAGAAAAAAAGGTGATTTAAAAAATAAACCTTTATCTAAGAGGACTCGTAGTTTAGGTGATTTAAAAACTAAAAAAGTAAGTGTCAATAAACCTAAAAAAGCACAAAGTATGATAAATAGATTAAGTTTACCAAAAAGGACTCGTAGTTTAGGTAATTTAAAAAGTAAAAAATCAAGTTTCCGTAAAATTCAAAAAGCACAAAGTATGATAGCTAGATTAAGTTTATCTAATAAAAAAAGTGTATATTCTACAGGTCATATAGATTATATAATTAATTTTTTTGATAAATATGTTATGACTTATATACATATGAACGATGATGTAATAGATAATCTTGAAGAATTTGTAGAAACATATGGTTATTGGGTTACTAAAATAAAAAAATTAGAAGAAGAAGAGGAAGTTAATACAATTAATAAAGAGTTTGTAAAAAGTAGAAAAGAAATTATAGGTGTAATAATACCTAATTCAGTAACAAGTATAGGTAATGATGCTTTTCGGGATTGTAAAAATTTAAAATCTATAATAATACCTAATTCAGTAACAAGTATAGGTAATGATGCTTTTTATAATTGTAGTAGTTTAAAAGAAATAAAAATACCAAATTCAGTAACAACTATAGATGCTGTTTTTGAAGATTGTAGTAGTTTAGAATCTATAATAATACCAAATTCAGTAACAAGTATAGAAGATTATGCTTTTCGGGATTGTGTTAGTTTAGAATCTGTAATAATACCAAATTCAGTAACAACTATAGGTAATAGTGCTTTTCGGGATTGTTTTAGTTTAAAAGAAATAGAAATACCAAATTCAGTAACAAGTATAGGTATTTATGCTTTTAGTGATTGTAAAAATTTAAAATCTATAATAATACCTAATTCAGTAACAAGTATAGGCAAATATGCTTTTGGTGATTGTGATAGTTTAGAATCTGTAATAATACCAAATTCAGTAACAAGTATAGGTAGATGTGCTTTTAAATATTGTATTAGTTTAAAAGAAATAGAAATACCAAATTCAGTAACAAGTATAGGTGTTTATGCTTTTACATCTTGTAGTAGTTTAAAAGAAATAGAAATACCAAATTCAGTAACAAGTATAGGCAAATATGCTTTTGGTGATTGTGATAGTTTAGAATCTGTAATAATACAAAATTCAGTAACAAGTATTGGTAAAAATGCCTTTTTACATTGTGATAGTTTAAAATCTGTAATAATGACAAATTCAATAAAAATAAAAGATATTACAAAAATAGGACTCCCAGAGAAAACTAATATAAAGTATTTTCCTATTGTAGAAGGAATTAAAAAAACTAAAAGTCAAAAGAAATAGTAATTATTTTTAAAAATTGAATTAAAAACAAAAAATTAAATATTATATAAATAAAAATGCCAGAAGGACCAGAAGTTAAAAGTATGATTGACCAACTTAACTCTATAGTTAAGAATAAGTTACTAAATTCTATTATAATTAATAGTGGTAGATATTCTAAAAAAACACCCGATTATTTTAATGATTTTACTAAAAATCTTCCTTCTAAATTATCATCTGTAAATTGTAAAGGGAAATTTATTTATTTAGAATTTGAGAATGGATGGAAAATTTGGAATACATTAGGAATGACTGGCGGATGGAAAAAAAATCAAACTAAACATTCTCATTTAACATTTGAGTTTAATAATATTACTTTATATTTTGAGGATATGAGAAATTTTGGAACTTTTAAGTTTAATAATAGTATTACTGATTTTAATAAAAAAATCAAATCTTTAGGAACTGATATTTTTGAAGAAGATTTCACTTTAGAATACATTACTAACATTTTGAAAACTAAAAAATATCAAAAGAAAACTATAGCAGATATTTTAATGAATCAGAAATTATTCTGTGGAGTAGGAAATTATTTGAAAGCAGAAATCTTATATTCTTGTAAAATATCACCTCATAGACTTGTAGAAGATTTAACCGTATCAGATATCAAAAATATTTACACTAATACTAAAAAAATATCATATATAAGTTATAAACATAACCGGGATTATTCTAATTTAGACCATAAAGACGGTGAATATACAAATTTCTTAAAAGTATATGGACAGAAAAAAGACCTATTGGGTAATACAGTAAAAAAAGAAGAAACAAGTGATAAGAGAACTACACATTGGGTTCCTAAAATACAAAAATAAACAAAAATTTATTTCATTTATTTTTTTTTATTAAAATTTTTTTTAATTTATTCAACGTAAAAGAATTGGTTTTGAATATAATATTTCTTCCTAAGTCTAACGAGTTGAAGACTCATTGTAAACTTATGTTGGTGAACATTATGTATAGTTCCCATTGTTCCAGTAAGAAATACACTTGCTCCTTGACCAAGTCCGGGTTGAATATTAAAGAAAGAAACATTATACTTTCTAAATTGACTCATATTAGATAGAAATTTATAAATGTTAGTATCACCAATTATTTCTTGTTGAATGTATTTACCACTTTCGAGTCTACAAAAAGTAAACATTGTTCCGTCATAATAAAAGTTCTTAACTTTATCAGAGGAAAGTTCAATGAGATTACTTAGTTTATTGAAGTATGACTTGAGATAAGGTTCTATAACACTCTTATAATCAGAATTTGGATCGGTTAGTGTCTTAAGGTTAAAAGAACCGGTTGGTTTTGCCCTTGATTCCTTTGTTTCTTTTTCATTAACTTCTCTTATTTCTTCGAGTCTTCCTTTTTTTTTTTGCGTATATTGAAAATTCATCTCTCTTTTTGTAATATCGGTTTCTTCCGCGGGTCCACTAGTAGATTGATTAAATGCCACTCTAATTGGTGCTTGTCCAATATTCATATTAAATGAATGTACGTGTTCTTGTATTATTTGTGTTTCTTCAGTTTTGGTAACATTAATTTCCATTTTATAAAAATACTTATAGATAATTCTAAATCAATTTTTTATAGTTAATTATTATAAGTATGTTATTGTATATTTTATTGGATACATCGCAAGCATTAATATATTGGATAATAAAAAATTTAGGATATGCTACTTATTATAGTATAAAATATTTTATATACGGGAGTAATAATTCTGAAAAGGAAGAAGAAAAGAGAAAAACTTTAGAATTATTAATTGAACAAAAAGAGGATATTGATAAAATAAAGGATTTTATAGAAAATATGAATAAAGAAAAAAAAGAATAATTAATTTAGATATTTCAAAATTTTTTTTTATAAATATATATTATAAATGAAAAAAAATATTTTAAATTTAGATTTAAGAATCGGTAAAGTTCCAATGTGTTGCGATGTTTTATCTGTTGTATTATTAATAATATGTATTGTTTTACTCGCAATGGGAAAGAAAGTTGCTATTCCAGAACAAGCTAAATTAGCTTTCCTCCTGGCAATTATTATATTAATAAGCGCCTACAATATTGAAATTGCGATTATAGTTGTAATTATTGCGATTGTATATGTTTTAGTTAAAAATAGTACTAAAAAAAATAAAGAAAGAAATATTCAAGTTTAATTCTATATTTAATACTTTATATTTAATGCTTTTTTATATTTAAAAATATGTTTTTTATCATTAAAAAATATATTATTAAATCCTAATATGAATAATAAATTCAATAAAGTAGAACTCAAAAATAAGAATAAGCGTAATGATATAAATAATAGAATGCAAGGATTTTATGGTCCCGAATCACCTGAATATAAAAAATCTAATTTAATAAATTATAAAGACCTGAATAGTAAATTAATAAATAATATACAAGAAGAAACTGTTAACAAACCAAATAATTATAATTTGGATAAAAAGACTTTTAAAAATGATATAAATCAAAGAATGAATAACATTTCGGGTGACGAATTATTTTTCAAAAGATTACCTCTAAACAATAATATCAGAGATTATAATATAACGGTTGATACTAATAAAGACGAATTTAATAATAGATTAATGAATTATAACTCTTTAGCAAGTAATATAAATCCGAATCCCGAAGATGAAAATAAATTGTTTAATTCGGGGTTCCATAATAAATTTAAAGATGATACTAATAAAAGATTAGAAGAATTATCTCCATTATCTAGTAATGTAGGATATCCTATTAATAAACCTAAAAATCCAGATTTTACACAAAATTTAGAACCCGGGGGGAATATATCATATAATCAATATGAAAATGTTTCCGTAAATAATAATTTAACAGATAATGTTAATAAACTAGAAGATTTAAATTATAAACGTCATTACCCTGCAGACACTAAACAACAATTTTTTTTCACTAATAAGTAAAATTATTATTTCCCTTTATTATTCCCTTTATTATTATTCCCTTTATTATTCCCTTTATTATTCCCTTTATTATTCCCTTTATTATTCCCTTTATTATTATTCCCTTTATTTTTGTCAGGTAATAACTCAACAACGGCATAATTAAATCCTTTTGAAACTAAACCGGAAACTATTAATAATGTAATTACTATTAATCCTAATAATAGTATATAGAAATTAGATTTTACATTATAAAATAAACCCACAGAGACAAAGAAGAATATAATTATAAATAGTATAGGTGTAATATTGTCTTCATTAAAATAATAAAAGTGTCCAAAAAATAGGAATAATATACACATAATTACAAACATTAAAAAATGTTTTTGTGTCATTGGTCTTTTCCTATAGGCAAAATGACTTTCTGCTTCTTTTTTATCTTCATCCGTGAATCGTCTATCATATATTTTTTTAGTATATATTTTTTCGGAATCCATTTTTCCTTTTTTGTAATAAAAATCATATGTTTCTTTATTTTTTTCTCCTTGTGTTTTTCCCATATATATTATTATACAGAGTTTTTTATTTATACAGAGTTTTAAATTTATACAGAGTTTTAAATTTATACAGAGTTTTTATTTATACAGAGTTTTTATTTATACAGAGTTTTAAATTTATATAATATTTTGATTTAAAAAATTATTAAATAAAATATTTAAAATAAATATTTTTGAAATATGTTATCTTGTTGTACTAATGTTACTCATAATAGAATTGGAAATATGATAGAAGAATTAGAACTATTAGAATATCAAAAAACACTATTAAAAAATAGATTTTTAGACCAAGTTGTTTTATATGATAAAAAAGCCAAAACAGCCGAATTCTTTTATATTTTATTTAGTGTTTTCATTACTATAGGTTCTATTATTTTACCTGCTTTATTATCTATTCAACAAATGGATTATAGTGATAATGACGAAACTGATGAAAAAATACAAATTACTATTTATTGGATTACTTGGACTATATCCCTAGTTATTACTATATGTAATGGTTTAATACAATTATTAGGATTAAACAAACAATATTTATCATATGTTAGAACCAGAGAGAAAATGTTATCTGAATGTTGGTATTATTTCCAATTAACAGGAGATTATAAGGATTCCACACATAAAATATCATTTAGTGAATTCTGTGAAGAAATTGAAAAAATAAAACAAAATCAAGTAGATAAAGAATTAATGTTTATGGAACCTAAGAAGAAAAAACAAAACGAAAACACAAATTCTGTTACTAGTATAGGTGCCAGTAATCAAGGGGCTAATAATCAGGTTTCTAATAATCAAAGAGAAAATAATAATCAAGATTTAAGAAATAGGAATCTAAATGGTGAAAATGAACCATTATTAAATAAAAATATAAATACAGATGAAGTTATAAATTTAGAAGTTTTAGAAGAAAATAGTAATAGGAGTGTTAGTAATTTATGAATGAAACTAATTATCTAAGTATATACTAAATGAGTTGTAATTCAAAAAATACTGAAGTCTTACCGAAGTGTAAACGTATAATAGTAGTAGGAGATTTACACGGAGACTGGGAAATTACAAAAAAAATATTTTTAAAGTATAATATAATCGATACCAATAATCGTTGGATTGCAGAACCAAAAGACACAAAAATAGTTCAAGTGGGTGATATATTGGATAGAGGAGGAAGACCTGATACTATAGGAGATGAATGTAGTGAATTAAAAATAATGGATTTTTTGGACGATTTGAATGATAAAGCAGAAGTATATGGAGGAGGTGTATATTGTTTACTTGGTAATCACGAACTTATGAATGTAGTGGGGAATTTTTCTTATAGTGGAAATATGAGTATTCAATGTTTTGGAGGAGAACAAGGTAGAAAGAAGGCATTTCAACCAGGTGGAGAATTGGCTAAAAGATTTGCGTGTAGTAGAAATGCCGTTATGAAAATAGGTAGTTTTCTTTTTGTTCACGGTGGAATGAATGAGAAACATATGAAAAAGAATATTAAACAAATAAATGGAACTATGCGAGATTTTTTAAATGGCGATAAATCATTATATAATCAAGATTTTATGGATTATTATATGGCATATAATGGTATATTATGGAATAGAGATTTATCCCTAGGTAGTCCGGACTGTGAAAAGTTAGAGAAAGTTCTTAAATATTATGAAGTGAATGGAATAATAGTCGGACATACAGTTCAAGATAGTGGTATTAATAATAAATGCGGGGGGAAAGTATGGAGAGTAGATACAGGAATGTCTAGTGCTTTTGGGGATAAAAACAATATTCAAGTTTTGGAGATATTGGATAATGGTGAAAAAAAAGCAAGTAATGGATATCAACCATTTAGGGTTTTATAAATTTTTAATTTATTTTTTAAAAATATAAATTTATATTTTTGAAAAATATATATTTATATATTAATGTATACAACAAGGAAAATAATGAATAAAAAAAGAAATTATTCTAAAAAATATATAAGAAGAAAATTACACGGAGGAGCGACACATAATAATCCATTTAGACTTTATAATAACACTAGTAATTTTGATGAATTAAAAAGAAAACACGAAGATTTTATAAAAGCATTTATTATAAAAAATGATGAAAATATAGACGAAGCATTAAAAGAATTAAAAGAAGGAAAAAAAGAAACAGATTGGATTTGGTATATTTTCCCACAACCATTAAATGTATTTGATAACATAGTCACTCCTTCTGATGAATCAATAAATTACAGTTTTAATTGTAAAGAAGAAGCTTTTAAATTTATTGAAAACAAAATACTAGTTATGAATTATAGAAAATGTTTGAATACTTTATTAACCGCAACGAAAACAAAAAAAAAATCAATACCGGAGATTATGGTGAAGGATATTGATTTCAAAAAATTAATATCTTCGGTTAACCATATTAAAATAACACTAGAAGTGTATAAAACTGAAATAAAAAGCGGACGCAACCTATTACCAGAACAACAAAAATTATTGAATTTAATTAATAATAATAAAGAACAACTACAAATAGTTAATAGAGTACATATAGTTACCCCAAACCCTGTAGCGACAGTTAATAATAATCAACCAGAAAGAACCGTATATAGAGATCCTGGAACACCAAGAGAATTAAGAGATTTATATTCAGACGACAAATATAAATTTCCAAAATGGATTTTAAATTATTACGATAGTAAAGAAGACTGGACTTATTTATATAATAAAATAAAAGAACCAATACCCACCGATTTAACAGACGAAGAAAAAGAATATTATAAAAAATTATTAGTAAATAGGCAAACTTGTAATATAAAAATGAATGTATATGATAAAAGGGAAAATTATAAATCTGCTTATGAAAGAATGTGGTTACAAAGTTTAGGTTTAAATGAACAAGAAATTGATAATTGGCCAAATATGTCAGTTACTACTACAAAAACATTAGGCGAAGGTACACTACCATTAAATGTAATGGTAATGAATAATACACCTATGAAACAAGCAAGATGGGAAGAAAAAAAATACGTAAATATTATTAATTTAATAGGTTATGGTTTCGATTCCTATTTACAACCCGATTATCAACGTTATTATTTATCAGATATGAAAGTTGAAGATGGAAGAAAATTAATTAAATTATTAGAAGAGGGAAAAAACAATTTAGAATATGCGAAATTGATAGAACTTAAACATGGAAATCTTAATTGGAGAATAGAAGGTACAAAAACATTTGATGTAGAATTAATAGATTTATATTTAGATATGTATGAAAAAGCGTGTAAACTCGCAATAGCAAATGGTATGAAAGCAATATTTTTTGCTGGTGTAGGAGCAAGTTCTTTTGGACCTCCAGGGATTAATGAAAAAGAATTTAATAAAAAAATTAGAGATGTTGTATTCCAAAAATTAATAACAAATTTTGAAGGAAAAATAGAAGGTAGTGGATATGATTTTTGGGGTAAATATGGAGAATTATTAGTATTTGATAAATTTCGCATTGACACACATAAAAGCAAAGAACGAAAAAACCCGGAACCTAACTATTATATAAAAGGAAGAGAAGATAAATTTATGATAAATACTAACGATAATCTTATTAAAGATATTTATAGTAAAAATGGATTTCAGTATTATAAAGACATATATAATACTATTAAAGATTTAAAAGGCAACAAAATATGTTATATAAATGCTTGGGATCCTCATAGTATTGCTGGTAATGGAAATAGTGGGGATAATTCACTGGACGGATATATAGGAGCGAATAGTGCTATTTCTCTATTATCTTGGCCTCCAACAAATCCAGTATTGGCTGAAAAAGTTGGATATATAAAACCTTTTTATATACTTACCTTATCAATGACAGAAGATAATATAGAAACAAAATTAATAACTACTGATACTGAAAAATTTGAATTAGTCTTTAAACAAGATTATTTTACTACTACAATAAGTGATAAACCACATATCTTAATAGATAATTTAAAATATGATATATTTAAAAAGAAATCATCAACATACCATAAAGTATTAAATATCTATAAACCTTCAAATGAAAATGCTATTATAGAAAGAAATAATGAAAATGCTATTATAGAAAGAAATAATGAAAATGCTATTATAGAAAGAAATAATGAAAATGCTATTATAGAAAGACCAAAAAAAATACGTTTTAATAATAGAGAACGCTTTAAATTTATAACAGATAATTCTAATTATGGAAGTTTTTTAATAAATTTTTTTGAATATAAGGGAATAAAATTTTTACAAATAGATTTAGGTTGTGAACCACTTGAAGATATCAATAATACTTGGTCAATTGAAGAATATCAAGAAGAATATAAAGTTACAAAGGGATTAAAATCAAAATTTATGAATAAAATTATAGATTTAGACGCTGATGTTATTATTGGTTATTTTGATACATTATTTACATTTGATAAAAATAATAAAAAAATTAAATACAAAATAGATAAATGTAAGGCTAATGGTATAAATGAAAAAGAAATTCAAAATTTTTTTAATGAACCTATAAAAAAATTAAAATATGCTAATTATATATATTCTCAACCGAAAAATATATATAAATATAAAAATGAAATATATGATTTAATATTTTATAAAAAAGATAAGTTGGAATGTAAAAATACCGAAATAATAGAAATAATAACAGACGATTCGGAAAATAATAAATTTTATTCTGTAATAACAGAAATAAATTTAAAAATACCGTATTATTCATCTAATTTAAACAGACAACCGCTACACGGAATTCTAAAAACAAGAAAACATAATATACCTAATATAGAGGACTTTCGGGTAGGAACTAGTAAAAAAAATGATTATTATAAACCGAAATCAGATAGTTTATATGAAAAAACGAAATCTTATTTAAATCAGTGTAATAGAATTAAAAAAGCGTATAAAGAAAAACATAGAGAAATTCAAAGAATATTTAATTATGTTAAAAAATTATCTGAAAGTAGGCCAGATATACCCATTAAAGACGCAAATATTAATGAAGTTATACAATATTTAGAAAATAATATTAAAATAGAAGACATAAAAAAGAAAAATATTGAATTAAACAAAAAAAGAAAGGAACAAAATGAGTGGATAATTGAAAATGAAAAAATATATAAGGAATTAATGGAAAGATTAAAAAAAATGAAACAATAATTATTAATTAACATTAAGCGTATAAATTCATTAAGCGTATAAATCCAATTTCTTATCATAATTGTGTTTTTCGCATAATTCTTTAAACTCATCTATACCGTTATGTAAATTATCATAGTCATCCATATAAATCATTAAATATTGTTGTAATACAGCAGTTGTATATTTAAATCTATTTATTAATTTATAAAAATCTTTAAAATATTCTTTTTTCTCTGGAAAGAATTTTTCAAACATAAATTGTGTTTGTTTCTTTGTAGCAAATGTGAAATGTATCGACTTATCAATTCTGCCAGGTCTTTTTAAAGCAGTATCTAAATTACATTCATAATTAGTTGTCATTATAGTAATCATTTCATCTCTAAACGCCAATCCGTCTAAACAATTTAATAAAGCACTAAAACTCAAATTACTTTTATATCCGTCATTTTCTTTTCTTTCCTTAAATAATACATCTATGTCTTCTAAAACTAATATTGTATCTTTTGGAATTTTACGAATAGCTCTCATAAAAGCATTGTCATCTAAATCCTTATTAAAGTTTAGAATAGCAATATTACATTTTAACTCAGAAGCAATAGCAAATATTAAACTTGTTTTACCTGTTCCAGGATAACCTTCAAACATAATATTTTTCTTATATGGAATACCTAACCTAGAATATCTTTCCTTTGTTTCTTTAGATTTAAATTTCTTAATATATTCTAATACTTCATTTTCTAATCCATTAAGATAAATAGTATTTAATTTACGGGGTAATCTCTTTGTTAATAATTCCCAATAATCGTCAAAGAAATAAATAGATACCTTTCCTTCTTCATTATTTATCTCCATAATATTCTCTTCATAAAAAACACGCGCTTCATCTACAAATTGTTTAACTATTTCCTTGTATTCTTCAAGTGTTTTATCTCCTTCAAAAATTTTTAAAGTTATTTCTGTATTATATAAATAATGATGTATATTTTCATCATTAATTTCTTCACCAACTTTTTGAATATCTATTTCTATATTCAAATCCTTATATAAAATATTATTTTTACCATATGGTATCATATAATAATATGAACCCGTTTCACAATTATAAACTTTACCTATAATAGATTCATTTGATTTATCTATTAGAAATTGATGTCCGTAATATTTAACTGATACACCTAAACGAATATTACCATTATTTATATTGAGTTGATATTTTGGTTGTTCCATATTTTTATAGATAAAAACAAAAAAAATAATTTAAATCAATTTTAAAAATAAAGGGTTTTTCTAACTTAAAAGGAAAGTTATTAATAATAAATATGAATTTATTATATATTTTTACATTATTTTTGAGTATATCACCTTTTATTTTAGATTTTACAATCGCGCAAAATAATACAAATAATAATTTATTGGAACCTAAAGAATATTATTTAATTATATTAGGAATATTAGTAGGAACATTAATATTTTTATTTATTGCTTTTTCATTTTTGTGTATAAGAAATAATAGAACTTTTAATAATATGAGAAGAAGAATAACCGAATATCATAATCCACTATATCCACGATATGATATTGATGAAGAATTTATATATTATGAAAATAGATTAAATAATCAACAAATTAAAAATGGTCCATATAGACAGAATAGTTTAGGACAAAATAGTTTGAGACAGAATAGTTTAGGACAGAATAGTTTAGGACAAAATAGTTTGAGACAGAATAGTTTAGGACAGAATAGTTTAGGACAAAATAGTTTGAGACAGAATAGTTTGAGACAGAATAGTTTAGGACAAAATAGTTTTGAATATCCAAATAATGCTTTTCAAGATTATGAACCACAAGAAATAAATAATGATTTATATTCTGTTCCTAATAAAAAAAATGATTTCGAAGAAGGCGAATATTTAGAAATAAAGGAACAACCTACTTTTAAAAGGCGTAATTCGTGTGATATAACCGAGAATACTATACAAAATAAAGTAGTAGAAGATTTAGATGATAAAGAAAAAATTAATGAAGATAAAAATAATTTGTTAAATGAACTAAAAAAATCATTACCTAATTTAATTCCTAAAAATATGATTAATAAAAAAAATATTATATATAATTAAATGGCAACAAATTATAAAGATATTTATTATAGACATAATCCTAGAAAAAACATAAAATGTAATCCTCTTTATACGGATAGTTACAAACCATATTTCGAGACTTTTAGTAATAAAGCAACAGTCGGCAATTCCTCTTCTCTTAGAAATTCACCATCTATGAGTAATACAAAAAATTTAAATAATAAAGCTAGTTATAATTTAGACCAATCTGATTTTAAGATAAATGGTGGAAATTACGAGGATAGTTATAGTTATATAGACAGTCCGGAAGATGAAAAAATAAATTTATTGTGTAAAAATAATAAATATATTTTAGAAAATAAGTCTTCCGAGAAAATGTATGATTTAAATTTAGATAAGTTAGTAGATAGAAAAAAAGACGGTGAAATAAATAATATTGATATGTTACATAATGCGAAAATTATTAAGTCAATGAATTATAATAGGAGTCACGTGGAGTCGGTAAATAAAATATCTAATAGATTAATAAGAAGTTTAAATGATAACGTAGTTAGAAGTAATCAATTATCTAATTTAGACGATCCGTTTTTTAGTCATCCGGCACATAATAATTATAAATGGAAAAATTCATATTTTAAACAATCTACAGATAAGAATATTGGTGGTAAATGGTGGAATTTGAAAGATAATGTCCCTACACCATTAAATGCCGGCGCAGTAATAGATTATAGAAAGAAACAACCCGCAAAAGTTAATTATAATACTATTGATTATAAAAATTAAATATATAAAAATTAATATTTTTTAAAATAAACTTTTTTTATTATATAATTACTAAAAAAAGTTATATTATTATATTATATATAATGCGTAAATTAACAAAAAAAAATAAAAAAAATACAAAATTATTGAAAAAATTATTAGGTGGTAGAGTAGAAATTAAAAAACCAGTAACAAGAAAGAAAGTGGTTGATGATATATATGATAATTATCTTTCACAGTATTTTGACACGGCTTATAAAGGGAAAGATTTAGATATAAGTTCTAATAGTATTAATTGGGGGATAGGTGTAGAACATGAGGCGCAATTTTTTCATATAAGTAAAAATACAGGTAGTTTTAAAAATACAAATATATTATTTGATTCACAGGAATCAACTTGTTATTTAACTTATGATAAAACCGAAAATGGGTCTTGTTGTTTACATTTAAAAGATAGTTGTTATTATGATATTCCAGAAATAAAAAAATTAATGAAAAATAGGGTAAAATTAAATAAATCAGATATTGAATGGTTAAAAAAAATACCATGGGAGGCAACTGGAAGATTTGTAAGAGATTGTAAACCTACAACAATTATTTTAAAAAGATCTCCGATTTTAATGCCTGAATTTATTACTGGAAATCATAAAAATAGAACAATCGAATCAATATATGAAGAATTATTATTCCTTGAAAAAAAATTTATAGACCTTCAAATGAAAAACCCACATACAAGACAGAAAGTTAAAAAATATGGTGAAATTAGAACTGTTCCATATGGTTCAGTTGATAATATTTTAGTTCCAGAAAAAGGGACTATGCATAAAAAAGAATATAATTTTTATAAATATAAATATTTAGATTATGTGGGTAGTTATCACTTAACTTTTACTTTACCTTGTAGGGAAAGTATTACTAATAAAGAATTTGTAGAATTACATCAAAACTTTGCGAATCAATTTCAATGGATTGAACCACTCTTAATTGCTTCTCTATTTTCAGGTGATCCTAGAACTATTACTAAAGAAGATTATGAAAAGAAAATTAGAGGTTCATTTAGAATACTTGCTACGGGTTGGGGAAATCTTGCGGGAAGTGATGTAAGAAAAATAGGTACTAAAGGTGTTGGTAGATACGCTAATATCGAATCTGTATGGAGGAAGAGTTTAGATTTTAAAGAAACAGAAAGATTAATGAATTGTAATAGTAAAGTTAGGTTTGATCAAAGTGTGGGTATTTTAAGTAGTGATATAAGAACATTTGGTTTTAATTATACTAAAAAATGTCCGGGTAAAGAATGTCCTAAAGTAAGTGGAGCTCCCATGGTATATCCGAATGGATTAGAAATCCGTATATTTGACCATTTTAATAGTGTTCATTTAATAGATCTTCTGCGTTTTATGGTTTATTTATCTGAAAATTCTAGAGTTTTTGAAACTAAAAATTATGTTTATGATAATTTAAGTTGGAAAACAGCCGTTAGAAAAGTTATGAAAGAAGGATGGAAAGCGATTTTAAGTGATAGTTATTTAAATGAATTGAGAAAAAATCTTAATTTAGAACTCAATTTCCGCAATAAAACAGCAATTGGTTTTATGAAAGCAGTTAATGACGAATTATTTATGAAACATAAAAATGGTCTATTCACAACTCTTATTATTGAAAAAAGATATAGAGACGCACCTAATATAGTAGAATTAAATAGATTTTCTTGGCAAATATCATTTAATGATAAATATCAAACTGTTATGAAAAATCTTATGAAAGAAAACTTTAAAAAAGGACAAAAAATTACTATGGATAAATTTGAAAAAGTATTATTCACAAAATTTACTAAGTCAATTTGGAAAGATTATGTTATTGATATTTTATATACTTTGGAAGCAAAACCATATAAAATGTTAGAATTAAAATATCCGGGGGGTGTTATTACAAGTATAAAATATATTAAATAACATATATTAACTTTAAAATATATTAAATAACATATATTAAAATTACATATTAAGTGATTTACTAGTTATAAATCCGATATTAATAAATAATACTATTAATAGTATTCTAATAAACATATCTAAAATTAGTTCTAAATTAATTTCGGCATTTAAAAATTTTATTTTTTTTTTTTTTTTTTTTATATTAGCGTGAACT